GAACGAAATCAGTGTTTTGTGGGCGCGGTATTCTTTGTGTAAATGATAGGATAGGTATAACATTAGATTGGATGCTTCAAGAACATAATATGCTTCTAGTAGAGGTCCGGTATTATCACTCGTAAGCATGTCGTATAACAAATAGATTCCGATGAGATGATGGACAATGTAGGGTGCGCGTTTTTGAAAGTGATGGGCGGTCAGCGAGGACGACGCCGACGCCGACGCCCGAATACATTGAAATAGATAGAACAAGTCATAGATATAATATCCGATACTTGCGTGAATCGTATAATTGAATGTAGTGTTATAGTTATACTGAATCATATATAGAATCGAATGTATCGCACAAACGATATTATTGGCGACGGTGTGGTCGTGTTTGTATTTTCCGACCTCGGAGGTTATGGTGCGCCAAAATGCGATGAGAGGGAGGAGATATTCGATGTTGAGCATACGGAACTACGGAGCGAATGCGGAGTAGCGGAGTCACGGAGTCACGGAACTACGGAGCGAATGCGGAGTAGCGGAGTCACGGAGTCACGGAGCGAATGCGGAGGCCGTAATATACTTCATTAAATTAGGTTTATGTTTTATTCGAGAGACGCATTGGTTCCTTCTTTTCAATTGCGACCTTTTTCGCGACCTTCTTTATCACCTTGGCGATATTACCTTCTTTATCTCCATCCGTCACGGCCTTGGAAAGTTTCATATACCGTTCATTCTCTCGGGTGTGGCTATTCATACAGCGCGGGTTGGCCTTCGCCCATTCGTTTACAAGGACGACATTTTTGTGTTCCACGGCAAGCACCGCATTCATCATTTTGGGATGGTCGGGCCCATCACGTTCCCACCGGTTATCATCCTTCACGTAAAGGGTTTCGCGCTTGACGTCGCTACAATGGACTGGGCGTTTATATACATCGGTCTTCTCGAGATTGTTTATCAAAATGTTCGACATTCCTTGGACGTAGCCAAATCGTTCAACATTTTCCATATCAGTCATATTCAATTGGATGGAATTCACGAAATCCTTCATATTCATCGCGTGTTTACATTTCTCGTTCAAGAAGAAGTTCAGACTGTATTGTTGGTTGTTATTGTTGATGGTGTTATGGTCACCGTTTGTGGAGACACTCATTGAAGATGAAGATAATACTGGCCCTGAATTTGTGGTTTGTATGATTGTATTATTTTACGTTAGTTGATTTGCCTTCAATGCGTCTAAAAATGAACGTTCAACTTTATTGAATATGGATGACGTTGATTTTGATTTTGATAATAATAACAAAATAATATCCATTTTCATATTCATTTCCTTATTTTGGTTTCTTAGATTTTTAAGTTGATTGTGAATATTCTGATATTTATTTCTTTTATGAAATACATTTTTTCGTATAATCACATTTTGGGTCTGAAGAGTATGTTCGTCATATTGATTGTATTCGTCATTTTCATAATATTTGCTCTGTTCACTCCAGTCGCTATGTTCACTATGTTCACTATGTTCACTATTGTCACTATGGTCACTATGGTCACTATGGTCGCTATGGTCGCTATGGTCACTCTGGTCGCTATGGTCACTCTGGTCGCTGTGAACGCTATGGTCGTTGTGAACGCTATGGTCGTTGTGAACGCTATGGTCGTTGTGAACGCTATGGTCGTTATATTCGTTACTATCGATGCTTTGTAATCGCATTTTTCTTATACAAGTTTTTTTATGCCGCGATAAACCTGTATGATATTTATATGCTTTAAAACAATATCGACAAACATATTGTTCATTTTCGTTGTTTGGTGAAGTATCATCGGGATGTATCTGGATATATCCTGTATCATTATGCTTCATTGTTGCTAAATGTTTATTGAAAACACTTTGTTTAGAGCATTTAAAGTTACATTTTTCGCAGTAAAAATTAATTGGCATAGTTTTGAGTATGTATCATAAATATCCGTTCTAAAATAAAGATGTGATAATATCCGTTCATTTTGGACGCGGCGTGCACAACCATTAAAAAAGTCAGTGTGATGTTTTTATGTTGAAAATGTGTTTTGGCAGCGTTTCAGTAACAAACACGTTTTTTAGGGGTAACACATTTCGTGTTTTCAAAAGTCCGACGCGCAAGGGATGAAATGGACATGTATCATACATCCAATGATACATCGGATATATCCGGATACATACCTGGCGACACCTCCTGTATACACCAGTCATAAATGATACATAAATATCCAGACCATTATGGTTTCATTTTTATTCATTTCAAACGAAATATTTTCGCACCGAAAACACTTCGTTCATTCCTGTTTCATTCTACTCCCAATATCTCTTTCAACCGTTTATTTTCGATTAGAATCATCTGAATCTGTTCGGCGGTGACGTCGCCAATCCCGCCATTCCCGCCACGGCACGTATTCCGATGTGTATAAATGGAGGTTCTCGATTTGAATACTTTATTACAATGGACGCATATCGTTGGTTTCTTCGGCGTTTGCGCGGGCGCGGGCGCGGTATCCGGAGGCGGCGGCGTTGGCGGCGGCGGCGGAGGATAATTCTGTAAATGTTTCTGAGAATTCAAATGTCGCGTATAGTCTTTTTTGTTTCTTGTGATAAAGATACATCCTTCGCAATGGTAGATTGCGAGAGATTGGGGCATCCCGTGATGGTTACATAATGTTGACAAAATAATTTGATGGTTGCGAACGAGCGTAGCGGTGTATCTCCTTCGTGCTTCGTGCTTAGTCCTTCTCCACCGTGACCTCTTTCGCTACTTTTCGTATGACCTTGGCGATATTGCCTTCTTTGTCCCCATCCGTCACGGCCTTGGAGAGTTTCATATACTTTTCGTTCTCTCGAGTGTGGCTATTCATACAACGCGGGTTGGCTTTCGCCCATTCATTTACGAGGACGACATTTTTATGCTCTACGGCAAGCACCGCATTTGTCATTTTGGGATGGTCGGGTCCATCACGTTCCCACCGGTTATCATCCTTCACATACAAGGTTTCGCGCTTGGCGTCGCTACAATGGACGGGACGTTTGTATACATCGGTTTTCTTGAGGTTGTTCATCAGGATGTTTGACATTCCTTGGACGTAGCCAAGACGCTCTACATTTTCCACATCGGTCATATTCACTTGGATGGAATTCACGAAGTCCTTCATATTCATCGCATCTTTACATTTCTCATTGAGAAACATGTTCATATTAAATGTGTTGTTGTTGTTGTTGCTATTGGTATTGGTGACACAGTTCGTGTTATGACTATTATACATTCCAGTATTTTTACACATTTCCATTATTTTATTGTGTAGTTCTGCGTTTTGCTGAAACAAAGCCATCATCATATTCGTAAGGTTTTTCGTTACTTCTTCGGATACAGGGAGTGATGGGTCAAAATTTCCTAAGGGTGCTGGTGCTGGTGCTGGTGCTGGTGCTGGTGCTGGTGCTGGTGCGGCATTCGCGGTAGAACTACCAGATGGTTTCACATCTTTACATATTGCTTTATGTCTGTATATGCTTGTGCGGCATTTGAATACTTTATAGCAAGAAGGGCATATGAATGGACTTGTATGTTGCGATTGAATATCAGATATTGATGTCGTTTGGCGGATATGTTTATTTCGAGTTAAATGCCGTTCATAGTCAGTCTTATTGTCAGTTGTAAACTCACAAGGTTCGCATTTATAACAAACCCGGTTGTTATTCATTTATGAAGCAGGTGCTGGGTAACGGAGGAATCGTTTATATAAGTATACCAATAAAAAACGCCTAAACAACCGCATCCATCGGTCGCCATCTCATTCCCCACCATCGTCCGCTTCAAATGTTCGATAACGCTAAAAATTATCAGTGTCAGATTTTTCAATAAAAAATACGAAATAAGAGCATTATGGTAACAAATCGGGGTTTTTGTGGGTTGATTGAAAATGCGTGAAAACACGTTTCAAAAGTCTCCAGCGCAAACAGCGTTTTGGACATTTATTAGGACAACTACACCCCCTAACGCCTCCACACGATGGCGGATACTACAAAAACGTAGTCTTAGCATAATACCGTAATGTGTATGTAGTATGTTATAGACAAGTCCTGTATAACACCTCTCAAAACATCCCCTCCAAACTCTACTTCGACTATCCAACCAATTCATTTTCCCAATTTGGGGGGATGTTTTTCGAACGGATTCTTTTCGGACGGATTCTTTTCGGACGGATTCTTTTCGGACGGATTCTTTTCGGAAATTATAACATCATACCTTTTGAATTATAGGGTTTTGGATTATATCGGTATAACACATTATATTGTCGATATAATCATTTACCCCTCCTTATTCCTTCTCCACAGTCACTTGTTTCGCCACTCTCTTTATCACCTTGGCAATGTTTCCATCCTTGTTATCATTTGTGAATGCTTTGGATAATTTTATATACTTTTTATTCTCATCGGTTCGACTATTCATACAACGCGGGTTAGACCTCACCCATTCATTTACCAAGTCCACTAACTTATGCTCTATAACAAGCACCGCATTCATCATTTTGGGATGGTCTTGGCCATCACGTTCCCACAGGTTATCATCATTAATGTAAAGTGTTGCCCGCTTGGCGTCGCTACAATGGACGGGACGTTTATATACATCGGTTTTCTTGAGGTTGTTCAATATGATGTTTGACATTCCTTGGACGTAGCCAAGACGCTCTACATTTTCTACATCAGTCATATTCACCTGGATGGAATCCACGAAGTCCTTCATATTCATCGCATCCTTACATTTCTCATTGAGGAACGTCTTCATATTGAATGTATGGTTGTTGCTATTCGCACAGTTCGTGATTTGATTATTAGACAATCCAGTATTTTTACACAATTCAAGCATTTTACTATGTAATTCCGCATTTTGCTGAAACAAAGCCATCATCATATTCGTGAGGTTTTTGGCTACTTCTTCGGATACAGGAAATAAACAAGATTGTGTATTGGGTGTTCTGGGTGGTATAGAATTGGATGTAGTTGCTAGCGAAGTTGTGTTATTAATGGTTATACACACAGGTGTATGTTTGTAAACACTAGTGCGGGACTTAAATAACTTATGACAGCAAGGACACAAATAACCATCAGGTGCCTTGATAGGTGTAATCGCTTTTCCGCCACCACTTAAGTGTTTCTCTGTCAAAATGTGACGGTTATAATCCCCTTTACACGTAGTTATAAAATTGCAAGGTTCGCAAACAAAACATTTTTTCTGTTTTTTATAAGATAACATATTAGACCCTGTGCGCATTAATGGCATACTACGTTTGACTTTCTTTATACATCGTATATTTTTTGCACGCTTTAATTTCTTACTCGGTAACGGTTCCACGCTATTCAAATTCGCATTCAACGCAACAAAATGGTCCTGTTCCTTTTGTCGCGCTTCATTGAGGTCTTTACAATCATAAAATGCGATGATATTCATCGTCCAATTCGCCCATCCACCGTTATTTCGTATCACTTGATATACCTTACAATTATGATTCGGGTAGTTACTGTTCATACAAGATAACTCGTGGGATTTTTTACGTTGAACGAAGTTGATGGTATGCCCTACATAGACATCGTGTATATTGGGGTCTTTACACGTTATTTTGTAAATAATCGTATTGGAATAATCTTTATCGGGAATTGACATTTTCGTATAATAATAATGATGATAATGATAATTATATGAAAATATTTTTATATACTCTTTCAAGATGAAACCAATGCGCTATTGCCATCGCCATTGCTGGAATCCTTATCAATCGCCACATTCTTCGCCACTCTCTTTATCACCTTGGCGATGTTTCCATCCTTGTCTCCATCCGTAACGACTTTGGATAATTTCATATACTTTTCATTTTCACGGGTCTGACTATTCATACAGCGCGGGTTGGCTTTCGCCCATTCATTTACAAGGACGACATTTTTGTGCTCCACGGCAAGCACCGCATTCATCATTTTGGGATGGTCAGGGCCATCGCGTTCCCACCTGTTATCATCCTTCACATACAAGGTTTCGCGCTTGGCGTCGCTACAATGGACGGGACGTTTGTATACATCGGTTTTCTTGAGGTTGTTCAACAGGATGTTTGACATTCCTTGGACGTAGCCAAGACGCTCTACATTTTCCACATCAGTCATATTCACTTGAATGGAATTGACAAAGTCCTTCATGTTCATCGCATCCTTACATTTCTCATTGAGGAAGAAGTTCATACTGAATTGTTGATTGTTGTTGCTATTCACACAGTTCGTGTTATGACTATTAGACATTCCAGTATTTTTACACAATTCCATCATTTTACTATGTAATTCCGCATTTTGCTGAAACAACATCATCATCGCGTTTGTGAAGTTTTTCGCGATTTCACCTAGATACTGTTCGGATGAGGTTGGTGGGATAGGCGCTGTAGTGCTGCTTGTTGTAGAAAAAATGTTGGTGGGGGTAAATGTAGTAGGTAAATCCGACATATCGGGAATGGCGATGGATGGTTCAGTAGAAACCGGCTTGCAAGTATTCATATGCTTGTAAACACTCGTGCGATGTTTGAATAATTTATTACAATAGGAGCATTTATTCGGGTCAGGTTTGTATGATGACTGCTCGCAGTATTCGACATTTTTTATATGTTTTGGTGTAATGATATGACGTTCATAGTCGGTTTTGTTATATGTTGAATAGTGACAACATTCGCAAGCATAAGAAACACGCAGTTTTATGTTAGTCGGCATTATAATGGTTATATATAGACAGACGAAAATAAATCGCTTAATGCCGCGAACCGCCCCCTACCTCTATTTTTGTCAGTAAGGATAATTTTAGATAAAAAATACGTTTTGTGAGCGTTTCAATAACAAATCGAATTTTCGATGTTTTCGAATTCGTGTTTCAAAAGTCTCCGGCGCAAACAGCGTTTTGGACATATATAGAAATGTCCAAATAATAGACGAATAAAATACGCAAAATGGCGTCCTTTATGATGTGATGCCGTTTTAATACATAATATACCAACTCATATATGGTGTGATATATACTAGACTATCAAAAAACGTCATTCGCCGCCACCGCTCCCCTCCGGGAGTAGTCGCACCACCTCCCAATCTATAAATATCCCAATTTTGAACGAAATATTTTCCAACGGAATCTATTCCGAACGTATAGGATGAACCATTTGAAATCAAAACTTTTTGAATTTAAACCAAATATTTTCCCGGGGTTTCCCTTCCATTCCTATCATTCTGAATCTCTCGGAGGGCGCAGTTTGTAATCAACCCGCGCTATTCCAGCACCCAATCCATCGCCATTATTCAGTAATAACTCCCCCTCCGGGTGATTCCGACTTCGGTATCGCGATTGATTTGGGTGCTGATAACGCCGGGGTGTCATTTTTTGTATATACGTATAATATACATAATATACATAACAATGCCTGGAAGAAGACGGTCGGGACTCGCCCGAGATAGAAGAGCATACAATTGGTTGAATTATAACACTCATCTCACGACCACGCAAATCATCCAAAATTACGACGCAACGAAATCGCGGTATCTATAATACAGCGTGCGTGCGTGCGTGCGTGGCCTCAGCAAATTACAACGCATTCCATCCGTCCATCCGCGTCTTTATGGCGTTGTAATTCAACACTTTCTTCTTTTCAACCCACCGTATATTCCAACCCCAGAATTATCGCAATCATTGAAACCCAACTAAAGGCGTAATTCAAGGAAGCACCGCGGATTTTCCCGTAATAACGCACCATCAATGGCAACATCACGAAAAAAAGAACCCACGAAATCGCCCATCCACTAAACGCATAGGCGGAGAACCGAATGAGTTCGTCGTATTTCTGATAAAGGTCACGAACTACATCCATATTTACATATACCTTCGATTTTTGTTCCCTACCTTCGGATTTCATTGAAGAACGACGTCTCGCCGTGTAGAGTGTATTTCTTCCCGGTGCGAACATCGACGTATCCGTCCGTATCGGCGCAATTCTGCGCGGGCCATCCAAGCCCAGACCAATACCAACCAGTGATTCGGATGACATTGTCGCGAAGGACCATTACTGTTTCATCATTTGTGTTTCGCGCATATTCTTCGCACGCAGCGTTATAATGGTCAATGGAGTGAAGATTGGCTTGGGTGTGACTTTGGTATCTATGCCACGAGTAGATATAGTGAGTCCGGTATGTAAGAGCGGGAGCGGGAGCGGGAGCGACAGCAACGTGAGCAGATGACATTTCCATATGTGTTTTCTTGAATCGACAATTGAAATGCTTCAATATCAGAAAAAACATTTCAATTTAATGGCGACGCACACACACATTACACCGACACACAGGACACGTTTCGTGCGTAGCCAACCACCGCGAGATACACGCCCTGTGAAATGCGTGCCCGCACGGCAATAAACGCCACGATTGACTCGCAGTGTCGCCACCGCCACCGCCACTGCTTTCCAAACAAATACAGCATTCTTCGTCGTCTCTCGGAATCGTGGCAATGGTAAATGACAATGCGGTATCTGTCCCCACCGCACGCACGTTCACGACATTACGTTGACGATATAAATATAACCCATAAAGGCAATCCAAGGATAAAATAGAACACGATAATATCCCAAACAATAGATATACACCACATAACGCAATGATGTGAACCAATAATATACTTTGCCCGACATTACACACCGTGAAAAAATCAATCCGTGGCGGATATGCGTAGATGAAATATCCGATTTTCGCGCCGAGTTCCAACATTGAAAAAACTACGCGAGTTGTAGGCCATATACTCGCCTTCCACGCATCAAACTCATCAATGGATGAAAATTGCGTATTGTATCGTTGATAATGACGATATTCATACCGCGCGCTATTGAGCGTAGACAAAAACATCAGCGCATTTATTAGAATGTAAATATCGGGTTCATCGCAACGCGACAATGTCATTGTGTAACAAACGAGACCAAATGATTTCAAGAGGACATACATTTTAGAATAGAAACGGTGGTCGTCGTATATGAAATATGGTGTAGTCTCAACGGGGGGGATATCGGAACGAGCGCCGGCAAGATAAAAATCAAACACATAATCCATTATCAAAATGAATAATACGCGACACTGATAATGGATGATACGAATATATGTTGATATTGGTTTTTATTGTGGTCGTGGTTTATATCCAACTACCGCCGCCGCGAGGTTGCGCGCGCATATCCATCGTCCCGCGAAGCCCGCCGCCGTTGTTGCCCCCACCGCCCAATCGGGAATACTCGGGCTGTTGAGGAGGCGCGCGATATACGGCTTGCGCGGCAAACTGAGGAGGAGTCCCGATGGGGGCATATTGCTGAGGTTGAGGCATAGATTGTCCGCGCTGGGAGCCGCTGCCCATCGCACCTCCGCCTCCGCCGCCTCCGCCGCCAAACCCCGCACCGCCCATCGCACCACCCATCGCACCGCCACCCCCACCATAACCACCACCCATCGCACCGCCCATCGCACCGCCCATCGCACCGCCGTCGTAGGGGGGCGGAACCCCCATCACCACATTTTGTTGCTGCGCCTGATTCTGTATCTCAGATTGCCTCTTCTGCTGTAACTGCTCCAAAGAAACGCTCCCCACCTTATCCGGCGAATAATTGTCAGGCGGCGTCTCTATTTTGTCCACTGCGTCAATCGTCGCATAATTATACATTTGACGCATCCCGCCATTTCCTTTCGCAGACAACTCATCCGGACTCTGGTCCAAGAAACTGTAATTGTCCGATGCCACGCCAAACCCACCCATACTTTCGCGCCCCAATGAAAACGCATTTGGTTCTCCGTTAAAACCGGTTGCTTCGTTATTTAATGCTATATTTTTGGGTTGAAAATGCTGGAGGATTTGCTCGCCGTATAACACCATATGCCCCTTGTTAAGAAGGAGGAGTGCGGGAACACGGTTGACTTGGGGTGGAAGAAGGACTTTTTCGCCCGTATCTGTAATAATGTGAACCGCACCGGTGCTGGATTTCACGCGCTTATCGATACAGAGAAAATGAATATCGTCTTGAACGCGTGATTTAGACAAGGCTGTTAATACGGCTTTGGATTTATCACAGTATGTACTATAGTAAATAATAGACGACATATTCTCTATTACTAAATAAATGACAAAACTTTATGTGAGTTTTGACGCACAGAATAAAATTGAATACAAAAATCATTATATCAATCTATATTAAACGTATCGTTTATTGTTTACTATTGAATAATGTCTTCCGCTTCTGATTCCGCATCCGAATCATCAGCTCCATTTCATTCCGTATCCGCGTCAAGCAAATACATCCCTCGTATCGTTTCACGAACGGACGAACGGGGTGAACTCAGATTTACCATCGACAAAATCAACGTGTCGCTGGCCAACGCCATTCGTAGGGTCATTTTGAGCGACATTCCGACCTTTGTGTTCAGAACATTCCCTTACTCGGAATGCCGTGCGAGCATAACCACAAACACATCGAGAATTCATAATGAGATTCTGAAGCAACGCCTCAGCTGCATACCAATTCACGTAAGTGACCAAGAGTTCCCCTACAAAGAATATCAACTAGAAATCAACGTCACAGCCGACGGAAACGAAATACGCTACGTGACCACAAAGGACTTCAAACTCAAAAACAAAACTACGGGCAAATACCTGACCGACGTCAAGGTCCACGAAATATTCCCACCGAACGCCATCACCGGCGACTACATCGAGTTCGCCCGCCTCCTCCCGAAAATGACCGAATACGGTGAAGGCGAGCAACTCGCGATGACGTGTGACCTGGATATAGGGACAGCTAAAGAAGACGGTGCTTTCAACATCGTGTCCACGTGCGCCTACCAAATGACGATGGACGCCGCCAAGGTCGACGAGGCGTGGCGCATCAAGGAAGCCGAACTGGTGAAGGAAGGTGTCGCCACCATCGGCAGCGAAGAGATGAAGGCCCAGCGCAAGAACTGGGCGCTCCTTGACGCACAACGCTATACAAAAGAAGACAGTTTCGATTTCGTCATTGAAACGGTGGGCGTCTTCACAAACGCGGAAATCGTCTCCAAAGCCGCGCAGATTATGATTAACAAATGCACGAAATTCATCAAGGATATCGAAAGTGGCGAGAATCACATTATACCGACGGTAAGCACAATTCAGAATGGCTTTGATATTGAGTTGAAGGGCGAGGATTATACCCTAGGGAATGTGCTGGAGTTCTTCCTTCACGACAAGCACTACGCGGAAGACCAGACGGTGACTTACTGCGCATTTCGCAAGATTCACCCGCACAATCCGGATAGTATGATACGTGTTGGTTTTGCGGAGACGGTGGGAGTGGACGAAAGTATTGTTGCGCAGTATATCACGACGTGCGCGCGGGATGCGATTGCGGTCTATGAACACATTCGTGACCAGTTCAGGGAGTATTAAGCGCGCGACACAATAATCTAACCATATAATAATGAATGGAATGAATGAAATGAATGGAATGAATGGAATGAATGAAATGAATGGAATGAATGAAATGAAAAGAATGGACGCCCCCGAGGAAGGGGCCGTTTTTTCACCGTCATCCCCAGAACGTGATAGCCCCGATAAATCCATCAAAACCGTAATGTCAAGCGCTGTTACATCGCGCGTCCGTGTCGCCGAAAAAGACAAATTTGGCGAGGTCTTCACTCCAGATTCAATGATAAACGATATGCTCGACAAGCTCCCCCCCGAAATATGGTCCGACCACACGAAAAAGT